AACAGAACCAGAGCCGGGAACAGTAAAAAAATGAGAAACTAAAAAAATCAATCCACGTTTACCTAAATCATTAGGGTCAGTAGAAAGTTCAGCGTAAGCCCGCTTCTGCCAATAATTCACCATAACTGCATTATACGATCACTCGCTTAACCCCTGAATTAATTAAAGATTCCTCACCAGTAACATCAGCAAAATTGCCAACCATCACATCAACATAAGGAATAACGCGAGGATTCCTCTTCTCAATAACAACCACTTTCGGATAAACCGTTACTCGCATAATCTCCTCAGTCGGTAACCAAGAATCTTTATCCGAAGCCAAATCCGATATAAGACCAGAAACCAAATCAACGTCATATCCTTCCAGAATTAAACGACCCCCCGGACGTATAAAAGCCCACGGAATGTTAGTCATCGTATGAGTCGAATCAATAACTAGATCAAACCACCGCCCGCGCAAAACATCCCGAAACCATGATTCATCCGTGACATCACCAATCAACACAGGCAACCCAAGATTCTCACACAGAGGATTCCAGTCAATACCAGTCACAGTTGAGCCCTCTGGCAAAACTTCCTGCCAAACCTCTAAAGAGCCCCCATTACCCACGCCAATATCCAGAAGATGCACAGGGTTAATCGGAAATTCCCGATCAAACGCATGAAGAACTACCTCAGAATGATAAGAAACAGCACCTGCATGTCTCAGCCAAGAATCGCGGTAGCCCATTCGTCACCCTTCCCTTCGATATTCCAGTCACGCTCAACAATAGCCCTAATCCTTGCCCCCTCCTCAGCCCGAACAACAGGATCCAAAAGTTCCAGCGCATGATCCCGCCATTCATCAGGAGTCTCAGCCAAACGCCCAACACCAGATTCAGCAAGAATCCTGTACTCCTCAGTTGGAGTAGCAATAAAAGGGATCCCAGAAGCAGCGTACTCCAGCCCCTTCAAATTCGATTTCGCCTCACTAAAAGGAACCCGATTCAAAGGAACCAACCCGATATTCATCTTAAACATTCGATCCGCGTAATCCCTCACCAAACACATCGGTTCAGTCCTCACCCTCTTCAACCCTGCACGTATTCCAAAATGATTACTATCCCCCGGAATATGACCAGAATGATGAACTTGAACCCCATAATCATTCACGAATGCAGGAAGCCAATCTTTAAGAATTTCAATATCCCCTGACCTCCACAACGTTCCACCAACCCATCCAAGAACAGGCTGTCCAGAATGATCAACAGGAGTGAACCTTTCAACATCCACCGAATTACGAACTATCCGAACATCCCTACACCTTTTCGAATAAAAATCGGCTAGAAATTGTGTCGATACCGTGACAGTATCTGCCTCCCTAATTCCCTGCTCATAAAAAGCCCTATTCGCCTCAGGATTCAAATGAGGGTCCGTTGCGCGTGACGCAACATTTGAAGTCTCCAAGCCGTAATGAAAATCATCAACATCAACAACAACCCTCTGCCCGAGCCCCTGCATAGTGCGAATCATCAAAGCCGTTTGAGAATTCATTATCAATTTGAGAACAGAAATATCCCAACCCGAAATCATCCCATCCTTATGAGCAACACCGAGCCCATGATCAGGATGACCAGCGGGCATTCCTACAGCCGTATCCCAGCCTCGTTTCGCCATTAAACGTGATGGAAGAACCATCCGATACCACGCGCATCCATTCGGTTCAACTTCCTCACCACTAACGGTGAAATCAGGAGTTATCCACGCTACGCTTGGCACGTTCCACCTCCACCATGTGAAGAGTCAAGGCGTACCCAATAATGTCCACGACAGTATCTGGTTTTGGTTTATGAACCTGACGAGCAATTTTCATGCCCACCATACACAAAGCCACCTGTTCAGCCGTCACCTCAGTGTCAAGAATCACAGACCAGATTTGAGCCGCCCTATCCAAATTGTCCAAAGGATGCCCATACTCGTACTGTCTATCATCAGAAACTAGACGAGCCGCATAAGAAGCCACATCCTCTGGAGACATTTCAAACATAGGTGACAACTTTCCCTCCTAAAGAATCGATATGTCAGAAACTCTTTGATCTGAAGTAGTAACGAAAGAAAGCATACCTATCTGAGACATTTGACCTGAAGCAACGCGCCACCATTCCGATCCGCCCTCCATCGCTGGAGCCTGCAACCACACACAACCGCCCCAATCAGCCACACGCAAATGATGGTAATGACCAGTCACTAAAATATCTGCATCACCAATCGGCTGACGACCGCCAGCCTGCCCCTCCCACCATCTTTGAAGTTTCGCCTCAGTCCCACCACCCGAACGTGCTACATGCCCGTGAGTAATTCCAATAATCCATCCAGCGGTAGGGATAGTCAAAGTCAAAGCATCTTTAGCAATAACAAATTTCACATGCCCAAAAGCATCAGGGTTAGCGGCGAGGATCTCAGAAACCTGCTCAACCACGGCAAGATCATCATTATCCTGAACTCCTGTAAACGCCTTCCCTGTAGATCGATTCTCCCCATGATTCCCAGCCACCGCCGCAACTGTTATCGATTCGAAATGTTTCGACCACACCTGTAAAGAATCCGACAACAAGCGCCTAGTGACCTTGACCTGATCTCTCCTGTCCAGTTCCACAGAGAAACTTTGTGAAGGGTAATGACCTAAACATCCTTCAACCGAGTCACCTGTCCACAAAACATTCAAATTTCCTACAGGACGACCAATTTTCCGTAATTCTTTCGCCCTCTCCACAACAGCATCCCTACACTCAAGGATCCTTTGAATAGTGCCCTCAACCCCGCCATGATCTGCCTTGCCTATCTGCCAGTCAGCCGCAACAACGTTCAAAGCCCCTTCACCCGTGAAAGTTTTTTTCACAGGTTTATGTTTCATCGCCGCCGTAATCAAAGGCTCTAAATCAGGATACGCATGGACCCTACGAATAACCTTCGCTTTGAACTGTCGATTAGTTAAACCATCAGATCCACCCCACGAATTGAAAAGCACAGGCTCCACAACCTGATATTCATCAGGATCAAGATCCCATTTCTTAAGGATTTCCCTCCACGCAGGATCCCCCGTCAAAGCATCAGTAGTTACCGTGCCCTCGCTGCCCATCCATTCAACACCGGGAACCCATTGCCTTTTTCGTGCCGTTAATTCTTCAACTTGCTGTATTGCCTTAGTGAACTCATCTTTCAGGGTCATATCACTCCTGTTGATTTGCCGCCTTACAGCGAGGACACGTTATGCGCCACGGGGAGGAAACTAATTCTGCGAGGAGTTTATTACATCTCCAACACCGGGGACGTTCTTTGGATTCACTACCTTTTCCGTAAGCGTCCATCACCGTTCCATAACAACTTGCAAAGATAAAGTGAACCTTGGACGTTCATTCTCATCAACACCCAAAGAATTTATGGAAGAAATCTGATTCACTCTAAGAAAACGTTCTCCAGAAATAGTTTCATCAGTAATCGCGGTAAGAGTGTCCCTTACAGACGAAATAAGGGCTTTTGCCGTGGGGTAATCGTTCCTGCCTGCCCGAACCATTACTTGAACACTAGGACGTTCTAAGGTGGCTGAATTGTCCACCATCACCTCAAGGGGTTGAGCCCCAGAGTATTCATACAAAGCCACACAAACATCAGGACTATTCGGCATCAGACCAATAAATAAATCAGTCGCCGCGAAAGCCACGCTTGCTGTCTGTAACCGATCTGCCAGAGCCTCTAACATTAAATACCTCTCCGAATATAGGACACTAACCGCTCCTGAACATTCCGCGCAAATTTATCAGAATGAGCCACGGCAGGGATCTCCAAATACTTATACGTCTTTCCAGCAGCGTGCTGAGCCTCAGGATCCTCATGAACATACAAAGCGTAAGGAGCCGCCGCCCCTCCATAAGTAACCTCAACGCTAGTTTCCTTCGGAGAAATCTTAGGAGCCTCCACTTTCCCAGAATTCTTCAAAAAACCATCATCCACAGGAACAATCTTCTTAGATTCATTCAACACCGTAGTAGCCTCAGCATAAACAGCCCGAGCCAAATTCTGATTAGGTTTAATACCACGATCAATCTGCTGAACTAATTGATCCAACCCACGTAACTGCACCCCACCCTTCAACATCAGGCAGACTTTCCAATACGAATCACAGTGTGATGACCACCATTCTGATCATGAGGAGTATCAACACCAATAATCACAGGGCGAGACCCATCAGAAAGCACTAAAGCGTAATCCGTATCGATATTCGGGTAATACCCGTACAGGTATATCTTTCCAGTCTCAACAACTTCACGACCGTCAGGAGTATAGGAAAGAGTCGTCTCAGCCACCAAATGAGCCGCAATAGGAACAGCCGAAGCAGCATTAGTCCTTTTCCCATATTTATCGACAGAAAGTTTCGGAAGCAAAGTAACCTGCTCACTAAACAATTCTTCGAACTGTTGTTCGATACTCATGGGTTAAGTCCTATTGTCCATCTGCCCAACAACATAATCCGTACCTTCACCCTCAACAACCCGTTCATCCGTGGGAAGAATCGCATTAGCGTTAATAATCGGAGATGCAGGATAACGGCGGAAACGTTCCTTCTCTAAAGCCCGTTTCAAATCCATCCACTGCTGAACCCGAGCCCCACTCTTAATCGAAAGAGAAAGATCCCCAACCTTCTTAGATTCCTCAACAACGCGAGAAGCCTGCCCAATCAAAGCCACCACACAAGCCACAGCAGCACTATAGGAATCCTGATAAGCATCATACAAATAGTCGATCTCTTCATTAGATAACAACTGGCTACTTGTGTCAGTGTCACCAATCAAAAATCGAATCTCATCCAAAGCACTAGCACCGGGATCACCCGAATAACTCCAAGTCATGTGAACCTCCTACACACATTCTACCTTCAATAAAACACAAAAAAAATATGGCTATATAAACGAAACGGGATCACCCATTATCTGAGTGACCCCGCCTCGCGGATATTTAATTATCTGAATTAAGAAACAGCACTTCCGAAGAAGTAACCGAGATCAGATCCAACAACTTTGTTGTCAAACGCGATTTCAGCCTCAATCCGAGTAGCCTTCAACGATTCCAAACGGAACGAAGAAGTACCGATGGTTGCACCGAGACCACCCGAAACACCTGTCCACTGGAAGGTGTAACCAGCGGAAGGAGTGAGAAGACCGGGGTTAGGAGCAACGTGAGCCAGAAGCGCACTCTTGCCAGTTGCGAAGCCATAAGCACCAGTAGCGCCTTCAGCATTCGTAGCCTTGATTGCCTTCGAGACCAAAACACGGTCGATATCGAACATACGTGCAAGCATGTCCTCAGTGATCGTCTGTGAAGAGGTGTACTTGATCCGATCAACGAGATCAGGATGATTCTTCAACTGGCGGAAAACTTCGTAACCGAGAACAAGAGTGTTTGCCTCTTGACCAGTGACGGACAGGATTTCCTGCTTGCCAGCCTCGATATCCTCAATGGGATCCGAAGTCGTGTACTTATCCCACTGAACGAATTCGCCTGTGGAAGCACCTGAAGCAACACCCGAAGCAGTGGTTCCCCAAACGCCACCTGACATGAAATCAGAAACGAATTGAAGTTCACGGCGGAGGAGGAGTCGGTGAGTTACGAACTCTGCTGCTTCACGATCAACGTTGATAGGAGCGTCAGCGTTGGAACGAGTCTGGTCGCCAACATCCTTATGGATTGCCCAAACATCTGAGTAGTAGGTGTCGGTTGTGATGTTGTATCCGGATCCAACTGACTCTGTGCCGTCAGCGCGAACCTGAGCCTCATCACGAAGCCAATCGTTCTTTGTGTAAGTGAAGTACTTATCGCTTTGCTTGTCCACAGGAATAACTGGGAACACCTTGTCTGCGATGAAGTTTTCGGACTTCTGCATATATGCGACCGAAATGTTGGTCAGAATCGCATCAACATGCACCTGTGATTGTGTCGGTTGTGGCATCTCTTATATCTCCTTAGAGTCCGCGACCTGCATTGGCGCAGTCGATTACGGCGGTTGTGATTGCACCTGAAGCAGCATTCTCAACAAAAGTTCCAACCACATAAGCGGCTGAACCAGTTGTACCGAACGCGAGGGTCACACCAAGGGCAGACGCGTTGCTGAACAACGGTTGTCCTACTGATGCGCTTCCACCGGCTTCAACCTTCGAGCCACCAACAA